GTTACCTCAGCGCGATGCAACTTATACATATTTTGTTTCGAAAGCAATCGCCGATTGCCTCGGTATAAAAAACGAGTACAGAAAAGTGGAACATGATTATATCTGTACAGCGGAACACTCATTGCATTATCCAGACTATAATTACGAGCAATACAATACTAATCTGTACGCTTTTGATAGTATATGGGAAGGCGATGATATTACAATTGGACATATTTCTTGGTGTTTGAAATGCGGTGATGAACTGTGTAATTCAGGAAATATGATATGTGACGATTGTGATGAGGGGGAAGATTGGAGCACACAAGATGCTTCTTTTATTGACGATATTACTAATGAACGTTTTGATGTAATAGAAGTAGATAATTATGTGGGTTACGACGAAGAACATGACATTTTATATGCCCCATATCGTGTTCATAAATGTAATTGTTGTCATCAAGTGTTTTATGGTAACAATTCGCTAGTTGACGGATTGTGTAAAGATTGCCGTGAAAAGAAATTTATTGCTGGCAAAAAAGTTGTTGTTTCAAAAAAGGGTTTAATTTTTATACGTTTTCTTAGTGCAAAAGAGATGTTTCCAACATTACAGCTTTTTGATAGAAGAGCTTGTTCATGCTACTATGAGGCTAATATTTATGGAACAATAATAAAAACTTTTAAGTGGATGTATGACGGTGCTGAACATACGCTATGTGCGCTTAATGTTAGTGACAGGTATGTATGTATAGTTGATATCAACGGCATAAAGGAGGTAGACTAATATGAATATTATCGAGATTTGCAAATTACCACAGGACAAGCTTAAAGAAAGGCTTTTTGTAGAACTTCAAAATTTAGGCTATTCACCCGTAAATGAAGACGGCTACATATATGCAGAGGGTACGCATCCAGTATTGCTAATGGCACATATGGATACCGTACATCATGATAACTGTACGATTGTGTGCGTTTCCGAAGACGGCAAGTATATAATGTCACCACAGGGTATCGGCGGTGATGACCGTTGTGGTATCTATATGATATTACAAATTGTCAAAGACGTTCATTGCTCAGTAATCTTCACCGAGGATGAAGAAATTGGTTGCGTTGGAGCCAGAAAATTTTGCAAATCCTCATATGTACCAGAAAAACTCAATTATATTATTGAGTTCGACAGAAAAAGCGGAAACGACGCCGTGTTTTACGATTGTGACAATGATGAGTTTGAAAAATTTATCACAAATTCGGATGTTGGTTTTAAAAGTGCATGGGGTAGTTGTAGTGATATAAGCTACGTTGCACCGCATTTAAAGGTTGCAGCCGTTAATCTGTCGAGTGGGTACTATTCGCCTCATACCCAGCATGAATATATTAATCTTGAAGAGGTTGAGAATAATATCAAGCGTGCAATGGTACTTATCAATACTGACACACCAAGATGTGAATATATTGAAAAGGTCAAAATCAAGTATGATTATTCAAGCCTTTATGGACGATATTACGGCGGCGATTTTTATGGTGCCAGTAGTAGCTTTAAAAGCAAAAAAGACGATGACAAAGATGGACAGTTTAAAATTGAGGATTATTATGGCGGCGGCAAAGCAAAAAATTCAGTCAGCGATTTCTATGACGAAGAACCGCAGCTAGGCTTAGATCTTTATAGTAGCATTTTTCACAAGAAACTTTGCGTGCCAAACAGCAAGGTTTATTTAAAGAACTTTAATGAGCTAGATAGTAAGCCAACTGAATCACTGGATGAATATGTGATTGATAAATACGGCACAATATATGGCCTTGATGAAGATACAGCTATATATTATCCTTTACAAGAACAGTATAAACTGGTTGATGATAAAGGCGATCTAATAAGTTATCGCGAAGAGGATTCAATGGAAATGCCTTGGGCGTTTTATGAAAATATAGAAAAAATAAATGACTATATAATGAATTTGTCAATTTATGATATGACATATTGCACAAATCTTAGTGATGATTTTATGATGATACTCCTCGACGCAATGTATCCGGGAGAAGCAAACGACGAGACAGATTGTGAAACTTTCAAACCAGAAAGTGAAATTTCTGTTGCGATATGTAAATAAGTCTAACGACGAACGGGGGGGTGATAAACATGATTATTCATGGTCGTAGTCCACCAGAATAAAAAAAGCACTACATATTAACCCATATAACACTAATATTAAAACATTTAAAAGGAGATATTTTTATGACATTTACAATTTCTAATCTTAAGACAGGCGACCTCGTTATATGTGCAAACGGTAAGATGGCAACAGTTATGAAGGACACAGCTAGAGAAGATGTGCTTCGCTTCCATACCGAGTTCAATTCATTTTCAAGACTCGGCGTAAACTACAATTCAGATATGACAAACAAGAGGGCAGATGGGCTGACAATTGTTAAGGTTTATCGTGCTATAGGCGTTGCAAGCAATAAGATTGGCGACCTTGTTTTTAATCCACTTAAGATGCTGGAGTACGGCACAGTTGTTTACGACAGAGCTACAGCCGAGGCTAACGGCGACGATATAACAATCGACTCCCTTAAAACAGGTGATATGCTTGTTCATAGAAACGGCAAGAGGTCTACAGTATTTAAGGGCGCAGAGTTCGGCGATATTGTTAGATATCATACAGCTAATAACAGCTTTACATGGCTTTCCAAGTTTGACAATGACACCCTGGGGCATGCGTCAAATAGCGACTATGATATTGTAGAGGTTTATAGAACTGCGGTTGACGATTCTACAAAGTATGGCGACGATTATTGCAATGTCGATCAGATGATCTGCGAGGCAAACAAGATTTATCCGGTGTCAACATGTGACGATGAGTATGGTCTCGATGATACTATTGCCGCTATGACATATGATGATTTGCAGAAATTCATCAATCATGAAATCGACAGCAGAGGCATTAGATAACAACATGTACGAGGGCGGCGTTGGTCGCCCTCTTTTTTTATTATATGCGAAACTACACAGAACAAGTACGCAAAGAGGTAGATTCTGATTTCTGCTTTTATTGTGGGAAGTATATCAAATCAGATAAAACGCTTGACCATATCATACCTGTATCAAAAGGTGGCAAAGACGAGGTCAGTAATTTAGTTGTATGCTGCCACGACTGTAATACTATAAAAGATAATTACACGATACCTCAATTAATAATTGAGCTTGAAAAGCAGATGCGATGGTGTGGCGATAATGAAATTAAAAAAGCAAGGTTGGAATATTACCTCAAAATATTTAAAATTGCCAATGATAAAATCAAGGCGAGCAGGGCGGTTTAATCCGCCAATGCCGTATATGCTATGCGGTAAATAATACCGAAAGGAAGTATAAAAAATGTATATAAGACTTTATGGACGTGTTTATGGCTATGATATTGAAAAAAATGAAAATGATGAATATGTAATAGTTGGTGATTCAAAACTTATTGGAAACTTTAAAAAACCACTTATCATTGATGCAACTAAACAAATAGTAACTCGACGATGGTATGATGCAGAATTATTTGGGCATGAGATATTTGGGGACAAATATGCTTTCATTACCGGTCAGCATACAAGGTTACTTCTTCCAGGTGATGCTGTTATTCTTAGTAGAACAAATAAAAAAGTTGTTGTATATGGATCTGGCAGAAAGTCTTTTTCATATTATCAGGATGGTGTGCTTAAAAGACGTCCGTATATTTATTCTGATGGCAGTCTCTCATTTAAAGCTTATAAATTTGTTGAAGAACCAATTGAAGAAAACACCGATTGGATGGACTCC